GTTACACTCATATTAAATCTCCTGTTTAGTTCTAAATCTTACATAGATATTAAACTACTCTAGTCTTTATGTCAAGAATTATTAACCACTTCAAAATCCACTACACTATCATCAAACTCAAACCACACATGAGCACCACAACTCAATGGTTTGTCTGGTGAGTAGATAAACTTACCTAGAACATTACCAGTTAGTTTGTCAGTGATAACCACCTCGTGTCCATATTGATTGTCTTTATAAGACTTACATGTCAGGACAGGGCTTGTTTCGTTGTTCTTACGGTTTGATTTTATAACATGCTGATTTACGTGAATAATGTGTTTCATTATTTACCCTCCCCATATAATTTATCACGTACAGCTTGCTCAACATATTCTAACACCTCTTCATCCATTCTATAATTATTATCAGACTCATTACAAATACAATCTGATGCAACAGACCATCGGTACTTGACACTATTAACCTCTGATAACAATAAACATAAACGTTCAATAACTTTATCTCTACTTAATGGCATTTAATTTCTCCTCTATTCCTTAACAAACACATAAACATGACTTTCACCAATAATCTGTGGTTCAAAGTGCTGCTTAATTTTATATCCTTGCTTTAACATTGATTGTACTTGTAAATGCCGATTAACATCTCCCCACGAAAGGGTTAGTGTAAATTGTCTTTTCATGTTGTCCTCCCCTACATAACTATCTTATAATCTGGAAAATAATTAACCATCTTTGGTAAGTGTGTCTTCATACAATGTACCAGTTGTGTATCAGTCATGCAATCTTGAAATAGGGTTAATGTTTTGTCATTAAAGTCTTTCAATGATTCACCAGTGAAATTAATATTACGTTCACTCTTACCATACCAGTCACACCACACACGATTAATACCAATATCCATGTGCTTCACAACCTGCATCTTGAAGTTGGTGTAAGCATAATTGGGGTTGCATATGATTAACTGGAATAACACACCTTTGTAAGTAAAGCTAATAATACTGACAATCTCAATGTCCATCCCAAACTTATAATTACCAACCTCAGTTGAACTCTCCCATATAACACCCTCACCTAGTAGATTTTCAATTTGATATTTAGTTCTACCTATAGTGTTAATACAGTGTGACCTCATATACAAATCAATGTCATTAGCTAATTTACCTAAGTACCAGTTACGTGGGGCACCTCCAGCTACAATAGCCTCACTATCAATTGACCATTTAATCTTTGAAAGTACATCACCAACTACTTCTTGTTGTGTTTCTATATTCAAGTTGTTCTCCTATTCATTCCAAACATCAATCCTAACCCCTCTAAAACACCCTCAGACAAGAGTTCTCCATAAATGGCCGTACTTGTCTAGGTAATTTAATTTGAGGGCGTGTGTGGTCTATTCCTTAATCCATTTAATACCAAGATAGAATATATTATCTTTCTTAGCATAGCTCATAGCACTCTCGACATCCTTAAAAGGTAATGCCCTTGATTCGTGACGTTTCCACACTGGGTAATTATTACTATCTTCTTTACCAGCATAAAATTCTTCATAATTGTTTATAATATAATACATAATACCTCTCCTAGTTATTTGTCTTAGCCAAAACATTACTACTACTCTACTCCAATACAATCTCTATAGGTATCTAATGTGAAGATCACATCGGAGATATATTGTTTGTTTGTGAGGAATACCCTGCCAGATGGGTTATACTGCCGTTGTGACTCAAAGCTAGTCCAGTTATCCCACATTTTATCAAGTAGTGTTATGAAATCCTCGTCATTACCACGTTGAATACAACGGTCAATCCATTCCTTTCTTGTATCAGGATAGGGCATTACTGTCACATACTGAATATTGTTGTGTTCCAAAGCCTGCCGAACCTCTTTATGTGAGCTTACGAAAATAAAGCTAACCTTCCCTATATTACTCTTAATATACTCAATATAATTAGAGGGGAACTCTGGATTCCGAACACCTGTAGATTCCCCGTCTGTACCAATAATCCAACTGAACAAGCTAGAATCTGAGTCTTTTGTGCTAAATGTCTCATATTTATCCCCAACAGCGTGGTAATATGACTTACCACATGCTGGAAATGCTGAAACTATCAATGTTTTCATTTTATATCTCTCCTATTAATTAACGTTTATCCATTCCAAACACTCGGTTATTACTTTTATTAACCAGTCTTCCCACTCTTAAGTTTTCCATTATAATCACTTGTCCATTACATGTCAATGAATTTATGGAAGCTTTGTTATAATGTTTCCCTGATAATGTGACATGCTCTGCCGAGCATGTTATTGGGATGGATAATATTTGTTGTTGTCCTTGGTATTTGCACATCTCACCATAACCCCAGAATACAAAGACTATGATGATGGATGTGATGATTAGTTGTTTCATTGTTTATGCCTCCCAACCATCAACTAATAGCTCCTCTACCACACCACACTTCGCTTCAGAGTCACCTCCATACATATCCCATTCAACTCCTTTACTTGTGGGGTAGTGCTCTAATAACATACCTAGAGCCTCTTGCTCAGTATTTGCTGTTACTGTTGCAACAACCTCTTTACTCCAGTATTTGAAATCCCCTTGCATAAGATGACCTACATATTTTCTCATAATTAAACCTCCACACATTCACGATAAAACACTTCCAACACCTTATCGTTATCTTTCCAATAATAAAAATCAGTTTCTCCCCACTTCAAGTTCTCAGCCACCTCAACATTAAGGTGGTTCATTATAATCTGCCCAAGACGCATACAAGGGTTGTTACGTAGTTGCTCATATGCAAACATCACCATGTTATCTGCTGCTTGTTGTGTTATTTTAGCTTTCATTCTATTTCTCCTCTGTCATTTCAATACCAACAATATACACACCTCTCACACCATTGTCAAACTAATTTTATCAACTAGTTCTACTGTATTAAAATAGTTGTCTATTCCTAAGAATTTATCATGTTAACTAAATGTAAAACTCAAAGCTGTAATTTCACATAGAAACCTAGGCAGGAGTAGGGCTACAGAGGAGAAAATGATTCTGAGACATACACTAGTGTATATAATAGGATAAATTAATAAAATAATTCTTCTTAATTCTCTTATTAAATCTCTTATACAATTAAGCATACCAATAGAGAGAAAGAATAGAGATAAATATGTTGACATAAGGAGATGGTGTGTTAATATGGAACAAGATAAAAACATATCTACACTGTGTAACAGGTAAGTTGTAGTTTACACGGTGTAGAGGGTAGATAATCAATAGGAGATAAAGAATGGAATACACATTAAGTTTTTCAGAAGCATTAGAAGTATTAACAAACAATGAGGGATGGGTTCAAGGAGAGATGTTCAGAGATGGAGTGGTTTTAATGTTTTATAGTTGTTCTACGGTATATAATCATATCCACGTACATGACTTCACCTTAGATTCCTTTAATAATTGTAAATCAGAGTTACAGATTACTCGTAGAATGCTCTCTCAGAGATTCAGAGTAGTTAAAACACAACCAGACGCACTACGCAAGATATAAGGGTAATCAATAGGAAGCCCTTTAAGCCTATCAAATTATAATATGGCTACATTGCCTTACATTATATGTAGAAGATAGCGTCAGGAGCTTCCTAGGAGCTTGTAGGTGGGTTAATAGAGTTAATTAAAGAGGGGGATAAATAATGTTAGAAGAAAAGAATATGAGTTTCTTTGTTGTAAAGTTTAATAACACAACAGATAACTATGAACAGTGTACTAGCCGTATGAGCTTGCAAAATGCTAAGTTGTTATGTAAGTTCTTACGTGAGAAAGATGACACACTTGCTGATTTTAAGGTTCACTGTGAAGTAAATTACTAAGGAGATTATTGAATGAAAGAAGTAAACTACCGTAGAGTTATAGCAGCGGCATGTAAGTATGGTGATGTTGTATTTGTAGGTGTTAGACCTTATGATAAAATTATAACTGCACAGATTAGATCTATTCCAGAAGATGAAGAAATTAGGATGATGAACCGAGGTGAGGTGGTACAAGGGTTCATTGATAATAAGTATAATTTCCTAAACAGAGAAGAAGCTATGAAATTAGTCATTGAATCAGGACAACCATTTGACATTGATCGTAATGGCGGGGATGATAAAGAGTTATATAGCGAAGGTATCCATTAACCAAGGAGAACACCATGACAGACAAATACATTTACAAAGGTAGTGTTGAAATCATAGAATGCTCCCATACACAGATGACACGATTATATAGCTTCACATTCACAGCACAACATAATATGACCAGAGACTTTGTTCTATTACGTGCTATGGAAGAATTGAAGCATCGTGGTGTTAGAGCGGAGGTGGTGGAGTATATGACATGGGATGTTGCTTTGATTGAAGATGTTAATTAGTTAATTAAATTAAAGGTTGACACATAGAGGGTTAAGGTGTAATATGGTGACATTGAATTGGAGAGGAGAACTAAAATGAATTTTAATAATTTAACAAATGAACAGGTTGAATGGTTGGAACAGAAGATTGAAGAAGCATATGAAGAGGGTGTATATGATTCTTGGATTTCTTGTGGAGAGCCAGTAGGAGACTGGGATAATAGTGTAGCTAAGTATGACACATGCCATATCCTAGCTGAACGTTTTATGAAATGTGTGGAGGAGAATTAAAATGTATTTCAAACAAATTGATAAACTACTATCATCAGTTGTAGATGTAACAAACCAATCACAAACTATTATGTTCACTAAATATTCAGATGGGAGTATGCTGGCTAGTCTTGTGTTGTGTGGTAAGTCTACTACAGATGAAGAAGGATTGACAAGTATTGTGGAAGGGTATATAGTTGAGCGTAAGAAAAGTATTAAGCTTGGTAAAGAATATCGTCTGAAACAATTACAAGATGAGATTGAGAAGATTAAGTTAGAAAAAGATTTTAATGATGATGTTTAAGTAATAAGGAGAAACACAATGCCAGATAACTCAGACCTAAATTTATTAACACTTCAACACTTGAAACTATTACTAGACAAGAGCAGCGATGTGTTGCGTTCATTGCGGAATGATGTTAAGATGACGGAAGATAGAATTAAAAGTATTAAACATGAGATGGATAGACGTAGTAATGACAAGCAGATGGATTTATTTAATTAGGAGGATGGTATGTGGTTTATAGTAGTTATATTAATTATAGGGATCTATTTATTTTTAACTAGATTAAAAAAGGATAGTAAGGAATACTCAACCCTTGTGAAAGCACTCCACAATAAAAGTAAGAACATGGCTAAGTATGGCGGTAGGATGGTTGTTGGTTCGAGAGGGAGTTTGCGAGAGGAGTTTGACACAGATGAGGGTAGAAGGTTATATCATAAAAGTATAGTGGACAAAGCCTTTAACAAACAGGAGTAATATATGAAAGCAAGTGATTTGATTAGACAGTTACAGGAATTAGTAGAGACAGATGGTGATTTAGATGTTAGACTATACACAGACCATGGACAATGTGCTATGAGGGCTAACTGGGTAAGTGTAACTCACATAGAAGAAGATGAGTATATGACAGACACTATACATCCAGATGACTTAGATGATTATGATAATCCAATTAAGGTTATTGAAATTCAAGCATAGGAGAGCAGGTATGAACATGTTAGGGCGTATTAAGATAGGGACAATGTTATCTCCTATAACAGTTGAGGGTATTAAGTCAACAGGATGTGCTGTTATATTTGATTGTATCCCATTGCCACCAGAGATGTTAGTGCGTAAAGATATGTATGATTATGATTGCTTATATATTGTGTTGACAGATTTTGGTAATACATTTAGATGGTCACTTCCTGAGATAGTAGAGCGTTATGAGTTTTGGGGAGTGACGGATATTAAGGCGCGTTCTGCAATGATTATTCGTAATCATCAGAAGGTGCTGGATGGTTTGAAGGGGTAGAGAATAATTGAGGAGGAAGGAGAGGATATGTTAAACCCATACTGCGAGAGTTGTGAGGAATATTCCGAGTTAGTTGGAGGTGATTATATATACCCACACAGAAAGGATTTATATAGCCTACAGTTTTATTACTGTAAATGCTGCGGTGCTTATGTAGGTTGCCACAAAGGTACAACAAAGCCACTAGGTATACTTGCAAACAAACAACTAAGAGCAGCTAAAAGTAAAGCACACGCTTGTTTTGACCCACTGTGGAGAAGTGGAGAGATGACACGTAAAGAAGCCTATACTTGGCTATCAGAGCAGCTTAATATAAATAAGGACGATTGTCATATCGGAATGTTTAACGAAGAACAATGCGAAGCAGTTGTTCGAGTGGTTATAGGACGTTAACACTGGAGGATCTTTAATGAGTTGGGAAGCTAATAAACAAACAAATAAAGGAGAAGTAATGAGTGAATATGTAGCAAAAGAAACAGTTGAGCAGGTGTTAGAATACCCGTTTGCAGATTTAAGCTCAAGAGGTATCCGTAAAGAGATTGCAATTAAACTTGGTATCCGAATGTCGGTGAGTCAAGAAGATGGTCGCACACCAACAGCACACTATTTCCCTTACTACAACCAACAGGACAAGGTTGTAGCATTTAAGAAACGAGATTTAACTAAAGCAAAAGATGAGAAGTTTCATTTCACAGCAGTTGGTAAGTTAACAGTAGATTGTAAATTCTTTGGTCAAAGCTATGCTGATGCACACAAGCGCCGCAAGTCTAATTTAATATTGACTGAAGGTGAGTATGACTGTGCTGCATACCTACAAGCCGCTATTGATAGCGTGGCAAACACCCAACACCAAGGATTAGAACCATTTGTAGTGTCTATAGGTCTGGGAACAGCCAATGCTGTTGATAATTGCTTGCACAACAAAGGGTTTATTGATCGCTTTGATAAACTGACACTATTATTTGATAACGATAAAGCGACCGCAGCAGAGAAACGTAAAGGTGTTATGAAAGGCCAAGATGCAACTATAGCAGTGGCAACATCTTTGATGAAAGATAATATCTACACAACAAATATACCTGAAGATTATAAAGACCCTAATGATATGCTTCTTGCAGGTAAAGGAAGAGAGCTTGTAGCTATTGGTGCTTTTGATGCTGTCAAGTTTGTTGGAGAGAAGATTGTTGAGGCTCGTAGTGTAACCTTTGATGAACTACTAGAAGCACGTAGAGAGGGTGTCTATGTTAATACTTTCCCTAAACTTATGGATAAGATTCACGGCTTCCGTGGTTCAGAGTTAGTAGTGTTGTGCGCACCGTCTAACGTAGGTAAGAGCTTCGTTTGTGCTGAGTTTGCCTATAGTTTCATCAATAACGGTGAACCTGTTGGCTTCATGATGTTAGAGGAGACTAACAAAGAAACGCTGCAACGGGTCATCTCTCGTAAACTGGAAGTTAATTATAATGTCTTCAAGGATAAACCCACGTCTGTAGCAACTAAAGAACAGGTACAGGATGCTTATTCTTGGGCGACGGAAGAAAAGAACATTTATATGCTGGATCACTTTGGTTCAATCCCGATTGATGAGCTAATGAATAAGATTCGAACATTTGTTTTCATTCATAAATGTCGCTTTATTATTCTTGACCATTTATCAATTGTTATTAGTGGAAGTAAGGTAGCAGATGAACGTAAAGAGTTAGATACTGTTATGACAGAGCTTGCTACATTTTGTGCAGCTAATGATGTTTGTATTATTGCTGTGTCACACATTAACCGTAGCAATGCTTCTGACTTCAAGCCGCCAAAAGGTAAAGAAAACGAACCATTCTGGGTTGGTGTGACTAAGGAGTCTATGCGTGGTAGTTCCTCATTAGAGCAGCTATCTTGGATTGTATTAGGACTGGAACCTCAGATACTCCCAGATAAGTCACGAGGGAATGTGCGTCTTACTGTGCTTAAGAATAGACCTTTTGGTTATCTAGGGGTTGCTGACGAGTTTAATATGGATCAAACAACAGGGTTATTAAAAACTGTAGTGTCAGACGGTTTTTAAATAAACATTTGCAGTTTAACAAACAAAGGAGTAATATCACTGCATTATTAATCAGATAAACAAATAGGAGATAAGATGGATAAGTCACAAGCTTGGGTATTTGACTGGGAGGCAGACAACTTATATCTTCTCGCAGAGAAGGCATGGTATGGTAAGTTCAAAACTGTTGACGGAACTCGCTCTATGTCTGTTTATCCTTTTAGAGAGGATTTAGTACAAGTTAAACATAAAGTTACTGAGTGGGTAAATAGTTTTGAAGACGGTGCTCTCGTTATCGGTCATAATATCCTAGGCTACGACTTATGGCTTATGTGGAAATTATTTGATATTGTACCCACCGTAGGCAAGAAAGGTATAGATAAGATCGGAGACAAACGTGTACAGTTTATAGACACTTATATCCTCAGTCAGTTCTTACAACCAGATACTAAATCACACTCACTAGGAAACCTTTCTAAAGGTAAAGCAGTAGAGAAGATGGATTACCGTGGTAAACTTATAGAAAAAGGTGTTATGAAAAGCACAGACCCTAAAGGGCACGAGTTTCGGTTCTGGGATGAGCTTATGTCTGAATACTGTGATGACGATGTAGACTCTAATATTTTAGTATTCCTAGATTTATGGGACAAAGGTATTAATATGTACGGAGAGTCTAATTGGTTACACAATAGTTTTAGGCAGCTTCAGAAAGACTTCTGGTTATATGCAGCACAAGCCTACACAGGTGCACCTTTCCATAAGGAAAGAGCTAATAAACTTATTGAAACAGCCCAATCAGCTATGCTAGTGTTAAAAGAGGAAGTAGAACCATTACTACCAAATAGACCACTTAAAAAGTCTGAGGAGAATTTCTATAAAATACCTGCCAAGCCATTTAAATTAGACGGAAGCTTAAGTGCTACTATGATTAAGTGGTTAGAGAAGCACACAGCGAGTTGTGAAGATACGACTAACGGCTACGTTATAAAAGCTTATAAGTTTGAAGTACCTTTAGTTGCTGGCAGTATATTACCAATTAAGATGCCACTAGAGATTGGAGATAATACAGAACTTAAACAGTATTTCCTAGATAGTGGATGGAAACCTCACGAGGATTTCTGGAACTTCAAGAAAGGAGAAGATGGTAAACCCTTAAGAGTTAATGGTAAGATTGTTAAGACAACACCAAAGATTGCACACCAAGGTAAGATATGTCCTAATTTAGAAAAAATTGATGGGGATATTCCTAAGAAGATTGTCAAATACTTATCTTACCGTAACCGCCTAGGTGTTGTTACAGGGTGGACAAATAACTGGAGAATGGATTTTGATGGACGTATAAGTGCAGAGATAAGTGGGTATACACCTACTTTCCGTGTGAAGCATAGGACATTAACAAACTGCCCAAAAGCAGACCCTAAAGTATTATTAGGGTCTGAGATGCGAGATTTGTACTATGCTCCAGAGGGGTTCCATTATATCGGTACAGATGCTGCTGCTCTTGAGAACAGAACCGTGGCATCTTATACAACAAAATATGATAATGGTAAGTTTGCTGACCTAGTTTTACACGGA